CTACAACGAGGACACTGACCTGTCGTTGCGCATGCTGAAGGATGGCTGGTGTACGGTCCAGTTCAACGCGTTCCTTCAGAACAAGATCAACACCCAGAAGATCAAGGGCGGGAACTCCGCTGAATTCTACGATAGCGAGGGCACGTTGCCGAAGTCGAAGATGCAAGTGGCCATGCATCCTGATGTGTCGCGACTGGTATGGCGCTTCGGCCGCTGCCATCATCACGTCGACTATGGGCCGTTCAGAAAAAACCGATTGGTGCTGAAGCCGGAGGCCAAGGTTGGAGAGGGCGTGAATGACTACGGGCTTGTTGTGACGAAGATCTAGCGAGCGCACCTGTGTATGATCGGCTATCGTGAGTGTCAGTGGCGAAAACAAAAAAGAAAACAAAGTCGAAGCGCAAGAAGCGGGCTGCCGGTACACGCAACACACCGCGCAAGCCACGCAACTGGGACAATGCTATTTCCGTCGCGTACATACGTCTACTCGGATTCCCGCACGTGACCCAAGCGCAGGCGGCAACACAGGTTGGTGTCTCAGAGCGCACAGTGCGGGCATGGGAGGCCGCACCGTGGTGGAGCAACGCTCAGTCCGAGGCCAGAATGAGATTCCTTCGGGGTGGTGACGCCGCCGCAATGCGTGGGCTCATGTGGGCATTCGGTGAGGATGGAGAGCGAGCCCACACATCACGGTGGTGGGCTGACCGCCGCATGCCTGAGCTGGCACCCCCGAAGATGCAGCACGAGCATGGTGGGGCCGGTGGTGAGCCCATACAGGTGATCACAGAGGTCGTGCTTGTCGATGGCGATCCAAACCAGAATTGAGCTACCACGTAAGTTCGGTTTCCTTCTCGAGCCTGCTCGTTACAAAGTCGCGCACGGCGGCCGTGGCGGAGCAAAGTCCTGGTCATTCGCAAGGGCATTATTGATTCGAGCAGTCAAGGAGCCGCTTCGGGTACTCTGCGCGCGTGAGCTTCAGCTTTCAATTCGTGATTCCGTTCATCGGTTGCTGAAAGATCAGATCCGGGCGCTTGGATACTCGTCGCTGTTCTCTGTTACAAATCACTCGATTCTCGGCGTCAATGGATCCGAGTTCATCTTCACCGGGATTCAGGCCAACGTAGAAAAGGTCAGGTCACTGGAGGGCGTTGATATTTGTTGGGTTGAAGAAGCTGAGTCAGTGTCCAAAGATAGTTGGGAGGTGCTCATTCCCACGATCCGCAAAGCGGGCTCTGAGATCTGGGTGAGCTTCAACCCGCAGCAGGCGACTGACCCAACCTACAAGCGATTCATCACTGACAAGCCCCCAGACGCCAAGGTGGTTGAGGTCAATTGGCGTGACAATCACTGGCTATCCGACGAGCTGAAGGCGGAAAAGGACTACTTGCACCGCGTTGATCCGGAAGCGGCCCAGCACGTGTGGGAGGGAAAGACACGCAAGCGAAGCAAGGCGGAAATTCTATCCGGCAAGTGGTGCGTCGAGGCGTTTGAGCCTCAAGACGATTGGGCCGGACCGTATCAAGGCGCTGACTGGGGCTTCGCAGCGCACCCCACCGTGCTCGTCCGTTGCTGGGTGAAGGGAAACCCCAAGGAGCACAATCATGAGCTGTACATCGAACAGGAGACGTATGGCGTAGGCGTCGACAACGACGAGTTGCCCGGACTGTTCGACCAGATACCAGGCGCACGAAGCTACACGACACGGGCAGACAACGCTCGGCCAGAGACCATTTCCCACATGGTCAGAAACGGGTATCCGCGCATGATCGCGTGCACCAAATGGCCGGGTTCCGTGGCGGACGGCATTGGCCATTTGCGCGGATACCAGCGAATCGTGATCCACCCGGACTGCAAACACACCATCGACGAGGTGCGGTTGTATTCGTACAAAGTAGACAAGCTGAGTGGTGATGTTTTGCCGGTAATCGTCGACGCGCACAATCACTGTATAGACGCCATCAGGTACGCGCTAGGGCCGCTGATTCGTGTTGAAGAGAAACCAAGCGTGTCGGTGATCTGAGCAATCAGTTGACGCGCGCCACCACCCGGCGTTACCCTTCGAACAATCGCACACGCACACATCCACTGGAGGACCGGCCATGAAGAAGGCAGCACTGACGACCCTCGGAGTATTCCTTGCCGCCGTCGTTTGCATCGGCATGCTATTCGCAACCAACGTGGTTGATGCCGCCTACGTGACACCGGACCCAGCACAGCGCGACGGCTTCAACGTCAACACATCGGACGGTAGTCTGGTCGTCTTGCGTGCAGGCACCAAGGTTCTGACCATTTCGTCCAGTGGTGATTTGACTATCACTGACGATTTGACAGTCACCGACGATCTTGCGGTCACGGGCCTTGCTACGATCGGCGAGACTCTCGCCGTGACAGGGAACTCGACGTTGACCGGCACTCTCGACGTGAATGGCGCATCGACCGCCTTGGGGCTGGCGACCACGTTTATGCGAACCGCCACGACACAAACAGCCGCGTACACCGTGACCTGCGATACCGGAGCGGAAGACGCGGGCGGCATCATCTTCGATCTGACTGATAACGCGGTGATCACCTTGCCTGCTGTGGCGGCGGCGAATCTCGGATGTTGTGTCACTCTGATCAACACTGCGGCTGACGATGCGGCCAAGGTGGCGTTCAGTCCTCAACCTGCCGACGCGGTCTATGGCACGGTCGCCGCCTTCTCTGCGAACGGCACGGACGCCCACGCCATCTCGAATACCAAGTCGGGCGCGAACAAAGGCGACTACCTGAACATCTGCTCGGACGGATCGACTGGCTGGTTCATCGTCGGAGGTGTTGGTGTTTGGGGTAACGAGATCCTGTGAGGTTGGTCGCCGTGTTGGCAGCACTCGCTTTGCTTGGCTGCCCAGCAGAACGCGCACCAGATGAACAAGGCTGTCGAAACGGCGAAGAGTGTGAGCTTAGAGTGGCAGGCTCTCTTCGCTGTGTCGGCGATCTCAACAAGGGCGAACAGTGCGCGGGCTCGTGGCCAACGATCTTGCGCATAAAGGTGATGACTCATGAGTCCGTTCCGAATCATGCTAATACTGGCCCTCTCGGTCTCAATCCTAATGGCGCCGATGTACGGATGCGGCAAGCGGCTACCTCCGATCCGATTGAGCCATCTCCAGATTGAAGCCGATGAGGCAGTACGCCTGGACGTGGTGTGCGAAGAGGGCAAAGTGTACTCGATCGAGCTGAAGCCCGGTGTGCCGGTCGATATCGGCGGGCCTGAGATAATCTGCGCCATGTACACTGAGCCGCTCGTGGAACTCTCAGTCGAGACGGTGTGGAAATGAGTGGTAACGTCGTCGGTGTTGTCGGCGGCGATGGTGTTGTGCTCGGCGATGCCGCGGAAGATATCGGCATTGATAACGCGCTGGAGCAGGTAGCGCGTATGCGGGCCGCGACTCTGATGCATGAGTGCGCGCGCATGGCAGAGATCGGCACGTGGTCCCCAGGCACGGTCGAGAACTTCATGGCGAACGATTCCCTGGAACAGATCGTCGACACGAACCAAGGCAAATTCATCGTCGTGATTCGTAGGGGTTGACCATGGGCATGCTCCAACGTCTCGCCGCCTCGATCTTGGCAAAGCAAGCGGGCACGGATCCGGGCACTGTTGTCTCGATGATTCGAGCAGGCTCCCGAATGGGCGGCCGCAAGACAGATCCGCAGGCGATGCTTGAGGCGTGGCAGACATCGCCATGGTTCCGTGCGGTGATCGAGCGCGTGAGCTTTGCCGCCGCAATCGTGCCGTGGCGCTTGTTCGCGGTGAAGCCCGAGTCGGGCTCGAGGGCAGCAAAGAACGGGAACCGGTACGTCAAACACCAGGCGTTTCAGACTGGCGAGTCAAATGAGGTGAGGGCGAAGATAGCCAAGAACCTCGAAGCCTCCGGTCGCCTCGAAGAGATCGAAGAACACAAGCTATTCGATCTGCTCGGCTCGCCGAATGAGGTGCTGACCGGTGTGGATATGCGGCTCGTCACGTTCGCGTCGCTGCACGTTGTCGGTGAGATTGGTTGGGCCATCGAACGTGGCACCCTCGGCGAGCCTGAAGCTATCTGGCCAGTCCCCTCACCGTGGATCACTCGCGTTCCTGATATCAATTATGGCTTTTACGACGTGCAGCTTGGCGGCACGCGCCGAGCGTTCTCAGAGGACGAATTCATTCTGTTCCGCAACCCGAATATTGCGAATCCGTACGCCCGCGGTTCAGGTCTTGGTGCGTCTCTGGCGGATGAGCTGGAGACCGACGAATACATCGCCAAGTTCCAGAACACCTGGTTTGTCAATCGCGGTCGACCGGACATTGTGTTCATCGCCAAGCCAAACAAGTCCGGCACCATGGTCGACTCCGACGAGCTGGAGCGCGCCAAGGAGAGGTTCGAGAATAGCTACCGAGACGTGAGACGCGGCGGCCGATCATTCTGGACGCGCGGCGACATTGACGTGAAGGAGCTGGACAGCAAATTCGTTGACCTCGACCTCACCGAGCAACGAAGCTGGATCAAAGACCTCGTGCGTCAGGTCATCGGAGCCCCGCCGGAAATTATGGGCGACCTGACCAGCTCCAACCGAGCGACCATCACTGAGGCGTTCGCGATCCTGGCGATGATCTGCACGGTGCCGCAACTTGAGCGTATGCGCGCCCAGGCGCAGATGAAGCTCATGCCGATGTTCGACGATCGCCTGGCGCTCGGCTACTGGAACCCGGTCCCCGAGGATCGTGAGTTCAAGTTGCGAGCCGTGCAGGCGGCGCCGTGGACCGTCGAGGTGGGTGAAATGCGCGAAATGCAAGGCCTCGATGACAGAGGCGACGCGGACCGCGTGCATTACATACCCATGGGCATGATTCCGGTCCCAGCACCTTCGAGACAAAAGACAGGGGCGGAGGCACTACTGGTCCAGGCCGAAGAGCGCAGGATGCTAGGAGCGCCCGTTCGCAAGATCGCCGAGGCGGAGATCCCTCACATCGTCGCCGCGCTACAGCCACAGCAGATCTCCGCGTATCTGGTGCCCGAGGTGTCGGAGACCGTTGAGGCATGGGGAAACAAGGCGCTGGTTGACCTCGGACTGGCTCCGAGCTTCAGCATGACCAATCCGGTCGTACTCGAATTCTTGGAAGTGTTCGCGGCCGACAAGATCGTCGGCATCAACGAGACAACGAAGGCGTATGTTGCCGAGGCACTTCGTCAGGGAGTCGAGGCAGGAGAGGGTGTGCCGGCCCTCGCGGCTCGCGTTCGTGAGTCGATGGCCGGCGCAAGCAGGTTCCGGTCGATGGCCATCGCCAGAACTGAAACAACCGGCGCAGCCAACTTCGGGAACTACACCGCGATGGCCGAGAGCGGTCTTGTTGCTGTGCGGGCATGGGTCTCGACAATGGACGATCTCACCCGCGACGGCTCGAGTGGCGCAGCAGATCACCTAAGTATGGACGGCATGGAGGTGCCGATAAGCGAACCGTTCATCGGCGGCACCGGCGCGCAGGCCCTTTACCCTGGAGACTTCGGCGTTGCGGAGGAGGATATCAACTGTCGGTGCGCGATCCGGGCCGTCATCGAAGGGAAGGCATACGACAAAACCGAGTTCGTGAAAACGTTTCTGGAGGAAACAGCGAATGACGAGAGGCGCACAGCTCGCGCCGTCGTCAAGGCGTTCGAGGAGCAGATCGACATCCTCATCGAGGCACTGGAGGCAGCATGAGTCGCAGCGCACGGAGACTATCGCCGCACGTGACCGTTCCGGATAACCTCCTAGAGAAGGACACCGATCCGCTGGATGGATTCATCGTGGAGCAGATGGTGAAGGACATTCGTCGCCGCGAATCCGAGCGGATGTCCGAGTTGCGCGTCTATCAGCTACCGTCTACCGATGAGTTCTGGCAGCCATGACTGGTTACTATCAACGCGGCGTCATGGAACGCACCGGCGCGGTGTTCAAAACAGGTGACTCAAAAACGCGCTGTAATGCAGAAATCGACGTCCGCGGGTCGAGGCAGACCTGTAACCAAATTCTGGCCAAGATACACAACCACGCCGTTCCTGGGGGAAGATACGAAGTTCGTTGTCGGCGTTGTGGCGCTGTCCACGTAATCTGATAGTTGACAGCAGACCAAACACGCGAGTACCGTACCAGTTGAGAGAGGCCATTCGGCTAGAGCCCATAAGCCGGTCGTGAATCAGACCGAGAGGCTCGCCAATGGCACTGCGAATCAAGAAGCAAGTCCAACAGGCACTGACCGCAGCCCGTAACGGCGAGGCGGCCAATCTCTCAGAACTAGTGATCCCCAGGGTAGGCGGTCACGTCATCGCGAAGGCGAACGGCGAGAAGAATACCCGCACCTTCCTCATCTCGAACAAAGCACAGGACCGAGACAAGGATACCATTGACCCGTTCGGCTGGGAGTTAGAGGACTTCCGCAAGAATGGCGCGATCCTCTGGGCGCACAACTCCTGGGAGCCGCCCGTTGCCACGCCGGGCGAGGTGAGCGTACGGGGTAGCGCAGAAGATGCGGCACTATTCGGTGATGCCAAGTTCGTCGAGGCCTACCCGTTTGCCAAGCTGTTGCTCAATCTCATCGACGAAGGTGCCCTGAAGAATGCCAGCGTAGGATTTTCTCCGGTCGAGTGGATCTACAACGAGGAGCGCGGCGGCGTCGACTTCATCAAGCAGAAGCTGGTGGAGTGGTCAGTCGTTCCGATCGGCAGCAATCCCGACGCCATGGTGCAGCTTGCCAAGGACGGCAACGATCTCAGCCCTATGCTCGAGTGGTCACAGCGTTGGCTGGACAACGACGAGAAGATTGGTAACGCCATTGCCGACGATGTCGAAGTGGCAGCCATCTGCAAGGCCCTGGAGCCCTTCGCCACAACGATCGATCCAGGCGTCGCCGCACGCAAGGACGAGTCAGACGAAGGCGAGCCGGCCACGGAGCTTGAGCAGAAAGACGACGAGGCCGATGAAGGTAAGGCCGGTCGTGTGTTATCGCGAGCCAACAAGGACAAGCTGCGCCAGGCCAGTGAACTGGTTCTCGAAGTGCTGGCCGCTGCCACCAAAGACGAAGACGAGGAAGAAGAAGACCTCGAAGAAGAGCAGGACGACGGCGAAGAAGGTGAAGAGGAAGACGACGACAAGACCGTCACCGTCGAGTCCACTACCAAAACATTGGACGATCTGCTCGCAGCCGCTGAGGCGCTGGACATCGACGACAGCCAGCGGAAGGTCCTGGTCGAGTCCTTGACCCAAGCCAAGCAAGTCTTGGCACCGGAACCAATCGAGTTGAACGAGGACGTCGTGCGGGAGTGGACGCGTGACGCGCTAGCCGAAGCAACCCGGCCGTCTGTTGACGAGCCGGCCATTGACGCAAAGGAAGCAACCGCGTTCGTGCGGAGCGCGCTCGAAGAATTCAAGTCAGACATTCTGCGGCGGACGGGTCGTCTGCCAGCGTGAGGAGATCATCATGTCGCTGACCAGTAACAACAACACCACCCCGCGGAAGACCCTCACTCGTGAGGACTTCGAGAAAATCGTTGCGGATGAAGTCGGAAAAGTGCGCGCCGAGATCATCGGAGATCAGCGCGATCGGGATGTCAAAAATCTCGATGATCCGACCTATGCCGCGCGTAAAGCGCACGGTATGGCGGCCTCGGCGGCAGGGGAAGGTCGGCTCGGAAATGTGCGTCGTTCCTTCACGGACGACCTTGCCGATAAGGACATCGGTGAGATGACCCGCAAGGACCGCGCTCGCATGTTCGCGCGCTGGGTCCAGTGCTCTTTTCAGGCCCGAGAGCAAGGCGGCGGCATTGAGACAGCGATCGACATCGCCAAGGCGGCCGGTCAGAACACTTTGGCCAAGGCGTTTCAGGCTACCGACTTCGACCAGGGCGGCTTCATGGTCGAGCCGGCGTTCGCCGACGCGGTGATCGAGGAGCTGGTGGCGCGGGTTGTTTACACGCGCGCCGGTCCGGAGATGATCGACCTGCCAGAGGGCGGTCTTTCAATGCCGTATGAAAACGACGGCGCCGACGCCCAGTGGGTTGGCGAAGGTACCGCACCGAGCGCCGAGGAGATCACGGGCGGTCAGATCCGGATGCAGCCCCACAAGCTGATCACCATCGTCGGCGTTTCCAACGATCTGCTGCGGTCGCAGCCTGGTCGCTCCGATACCTTCGTCCTGAACAGCATCATTCGCGGCATGGGGACCAAGCTGGACAGCACCCTCATTCGCGGCCTCGGTCTTTCCAACGAGCCGATGGGCCTTCGTGGTCTCTGTGCCTCGGCCAACAAGTTTGACGTCACCAGCGGCGCGACCATCACTCAGGCGGTTTTGGTCCGTGAGTTGCTCCAGCTCCAGAACCTAATCGAGACCCTGAACGTGGATCTCGCCATCGATCGGCCAGCATACTTCGGTGCGCCGCGAACAAAGAACTATCTGAAGTCCCAGCGGGCCACAGATGGCTTGCTATTCCCAGGACTCGAAACCTCCAACGACCTGCTCGGTGTGCCTCTCAGCGTGACCAGCAATGTTCCGGTGAACTTGGATGAATCGGGAACGGCAGCCAACGACGAGTCCGAGCTTTACTGTGCGGCCCTGGCTCACATGCTGCTCGGTCGTACCGTCGATATGCAGGTGGACGTTGCTCCGGGCGCCGCCTACGTGAACAGCTCCGGCTCGACCGTATCGGGCTTCTCCCGCGACGAGACACCGGTGCGCGTCATTGGCAAGTGGGACCACGCGGCAGGTCAGCGCGGCTCCGAGATTGCTCTTGCTCAGGAGATCGACTGGGCGCTGGTGTAGCCTAGCCAACGCATAGCCAAACAGATCACAGACTCGCCCGGTGCGCCGGGACCGAAGGAGATTGACCCATGAGCAGCTTCCCACTCAACGATGCAGGCGCATTTGTCGCGGCCAAGGACGGCAACGCCTCCGAGAACTCAGGCGCACCCTCTGTTATCACCGCAGCGGCTGGGCTCGATAACGTCAAGGTCACTGGTCAGACTGTGGACCGCAAGAGCGGCACTGCAATCGCCCATAGCGCGATCATCGCGACAGGCTGGCTTGCCGCTTTGACCGATACAAAGACTCTGTCGCTGGCGCATGAGTACCAAGACTCCGCCGACGACTCGACGTGGAACACGGCCGTTGCAATAGAGGCTGCGACCGTGAAGCAGACGGCAGTTGCGTCGACCAACTATCGTGGTGTCTCAGAGCACAACCTGGCATTGTCCTCGCTGAGTCGCTACATCCGTATCAACGTGACGTTGGATCTGAATGCGGGCGCCACGGATACGGCCCTGTTTTACACCATCGTCGTGTTGGCGGGGTGGACCCAGGTCCCTCAGTAGGAGAACGCAATGAGTGCAAATGAACCGAAGCCCGAGGAGATCCTCGGCAGTGGTCAATCCTCATTGGCTCAGGCTGGTACAGCACTGGCGAACGAGAGCCGCAAGCAGCAGACTGAGCTAGTGAGCGTCGTCTTCAGGCGTACCTGGAAACGTTGGTTCACCGGTGACTCGGCAGGGTTTGCGCCCAGCGTCGCCAAGCGGCTAATCGATGCCAAGGTGGCGTCTTACAAAAAGGGCGCCGTCAAGCGAGCGGTTGAGGCGGTGGTCGAAGCGGTGTCCGGTGACGGTGAGCCTGCCGACGGTGAGCCCGAGGGGAAGGCACCTGGGGCTGTGCCCACGGTCGACGACGTTGTGGCCGCTGGCTACGACAGAGAAGCAGCACCGTTGATCGTCGCTCAAGAGCAGGCCAAAGCCGACGCCGGACTCGAGCCGTACGGTAAGAAGAAGGCGACCGAAAAGAACATCGCTGCGGCCCTCAAGAAGGCCGGGCTGGAACCGAAGGCGTAGCCTAACGGGAGGTCCGCATGTCGCTGTCATCGCGGGCGCTGTGCTCGCTTGCGGATCTCAAAGGCGAGTTGAGCATCACCAGCAACTCGGAGGACACCCGCCTCGAACGTCTGATTGAAGCAGCAACCAGCGCCATCGAGAGCTACTGCGCCCGAACGGAAGGCTTCCACTACGAGGCCGCCCGTGAGGACATGGTGCGTGGCTACGGCTCTCCGATTATGCACTCACCCAAGACCCCGATCGTGTCGATTGGCTCGATCGTCTGGGACCCTGACGACTCCAACGAGACGGTGACCTCGACCCTGTACGCGATCGACAACGCGCGCCAGGGTAGAATTTACCGTGAAGGTGGTTGGGCGTGGACTGCGGCCGACCGGACCTACCTGGTGAGCACGGTGCTACCTGGTACCGAGCAGCGGCTATATCAGATCACATACGCTTGCGGGTACGTCACGCAGAACCAAGCGAACCTGGACAACACTCTCACCCGCAACCTGCCTCACGCGCTCGAAGATGCCTGCATCCAAATGGCAGGCATGCGATATCGCTGGAGCCCAGCAGACCCAGCGCTGGCGAGTGAGAAGCTGGGTTCCTGGGCGGCGAGCTACAACCGCAGCGGTGATGGCGGCGGCCTCGTGCCTGCTTCCGTCGCCGGTGTGCTGGACAGCTACAAGCGGCTGGTGACTGCCTGATGGGACGAGCTGCACATCTGATGGTCAACACCATCACGGTACAGTCGGTGACTGGTATTGACGCCGGTATGACCAAGACGTTCGGCCCTCAGCGGTCCGTATCCGCTCGGGTCGAGCACAGTCAACAGCACGTCAAAGACAACTTCGGCAACGTACGTGTGGCGACACATCGGATCTTCACCGAGACCGAGGTCAAACTCTCCGACCGTATCTGGCTCGAGGGCGCAGATGCCACGGACGAAAACGAGGCCGAGCGCGCCGTCGCGGTATGGAACGCATCGACGCCATCGGGCTACACTCTGTACGAGGTGTGGCTATGATCGGCATGAAGGTAATTGGCGCTCAGAAGCTGGCCAAGGCGTTCGTCAAGGAGGTCAAGCGGTACGCGGGCAGCCCGACGTGTGAGCTTGGCGTCGGTACTAATTACGCCATATACGTTCACGAGAACCTAAAGGCCAGACACGACCCGCCGACCGAGGCGAAGTTTCTTGAGCGCGCTGTGGACCGCATCAGGCCGCGCTATCTCAAGACGCTACAGAAGCTCGTCAAGGACAACGCAAACCACAAAACACCGCTGAGTGCCGCACTGTACCAGTTGGGCCTTCTCGTGGATGCCGACTATGTCCCGAGGGTTCCGGTTGAATTCGGACGCCTCAGGAACAGCCACTACGTCGCACCACCGGCCGGTCTCGTGCCGGGCGGGACGCCGACGACGCCTGGTAAGTGATGGAGCCTGAGATCGACATCGCAACGCACATCGGCACGCAACTCGCCGCATGGACGCTTGGGACCAATCTATTCCATGCTGGTGTACGGCCGGCGGATGAGGCGCAACTCGTTCCTGCCAAGGCGTGCTTCATCTACCCGACCGGAGGTGTCGAGCCGCGAGACTTCTGCGGTGAGGATCGAGCGGAGCGGCGCAGTCGACTTCAGATCTGGGTCCGTGGGGATCGCGGCGACTTCACCGAGACGCTTGCCCTGGCTCGCGCCATTCGTGATACCGTGCACCGCAGTGACGCAACACTGACCGACTACATTCAGATCCGTGCGATGCAGAGCGAACCGATACCGCTTGGGCTGGACGACCAAGGCCTACCCGAGTATTCAATCAACATCGAAGCCTTCTTCACGGAGTGAGCCATGCGCATCTTCCTCGAACAGTCTCTAACAATCACCAAGCCGAGTGGAAGCACGCAGTCGTTTCCAGCCGGCGAATTCTACGAGGTGCCAGACGACCTCGGTTCAAAGTGGATTGCCGAGAAGCTGGCCAAGGCGGCGTCGTCCAAGAACGAAGTGATCGGGGATGAGAAGACTCCGAAGCCGAAGCCGAAGTCACCAACCGTCAGTCTCAAGCCCGCTCCGAAGCCCGAGCCCAAGAAGTAGGAGACCATCATGGCGCGCACAGCAATCGCAGTTCAGACGATTCCGAAGAACTCCGTTCTCGACGACATCACGTTCTCGGCCGCCGATGCGGTGAACAACCACTCGTGGATCAACAGCGGCAAGGAGATCTTGCTGATGAAGTCCACCAATGGTGCGCTGACCGCAGTGATCTCCAGCGTCACCGACGAGCACGGTCGCACCGGAGATATCACGCTGACGCCGGGGGCCGGTGACACCAGCGCAGCCGGTCCGCTCGAGCCTGCCATTTGGAACCAGAGAGCCGCTGCCGACCTCGGCAAGGTCTTCATGGGATTGTCCGATTCAACCAACATCACGTTCGCTGTCGTGAAATTCCAGTAGACAGCACAGGAGAGATCAATGGGCGACGTAAAGGGAACCGCGGCAACAGTCGACGTGAGTGTGGCAGGCAGCTCGTACACCGCGCTCGGCGGAGTCAAGGACGTGAGCATTTCGATCGGTCACGCAACGATCGACGTCTCGGACTTTGACCAGCCGAACTGGGAGGAGCACCTGGCGGGACGCGGCAATATGTCCCTGTCGGTCACGTGCAACTACGACGAAGCGGACGCGGGCCAAGACATCGTGCGCGCGTCGTGCGAAGCCAGCCCGGCGACGCAGATTTACTACCGCTATCGCCCGGTCGGTTCATCGAGCGGCGTCGGCATGGAGTACATCATCAAGGGCACCATCGACTCGCTGGACGACACGTCGTCCGACGGGTCTGCCGCCGAGATGTCGTTCAGCGTAACGGCGACCGGCGCACCGACGTTCCAGACTCAGCCTTAGACGGGCTGGTTCTAACAGGAGAACGCTGTGGCAAATTCAAAGCGAGGTCTTGTACCGATCGAGTTGGGAGATGGAGTCGTCCACGAACTTCGTTTCCCAAACTCGGCCATGCGGTCGTTACAGGAGCGGTTCAAGCTCAAGACTCCCGGCGAGGTCTGGCAATCGATGGCGGCATGGTCCGTGGACGATTGGACCGAGGTCATCCGACTCGGGCTGCACTATGGCTCGGATGCGGACATCACATCGGAAGCCGTCGACGATTTGATCATCGGCACCGAGATGCCCTACTACCAGGCGTGTCTGCTCGGCGCCATCACCTCCGCGCTTGAAGGTCGCGACGTAGGGGACCGGGTGCAGCGCATCATCGATAAGACATTGCTACAGGCGGAAGGTGCCGCCACGGCCTCCGGGGGTGGGGCTGTAAACCCTTAGATCGCGCGCCGACCGTCACTCCCGCTCAGGCGCCATGGGACTGGGACAACATGCTGACGGCGGCACTATCAGCGGGGCTTTCACACGACCAGTTCTGGGATCTCACTACCCATGAGGTAGTGCTCTCGGTTCGTGCGCATCAGACCAACTACGAGAATCAGAAACGGTTGCTCGCCTGGACGCAATCGAATCTGATGCGGTGCTGGATAGGTAACAAGGCGCCATCTGTCAATCGGCTCATGGGTAAACCTTCACTGAAGGGCATGTCCAACGCCGAGATCAAAGAACACTACCGTAGACGCCAGCGGGAGGCAGGTGCTGTATGAGTAGTCTGCTACTCGGGAGCCTAGGTGTAAAGCTCGACGCCCTGACCGCTCAGTTTGAAGCGGACATGGAGAAGGCGAAGTCCAAGCTAGAAGGCATCTCTGCGACTGCGAAGAAGGTCTCAATCGCCAGCGGCGCCGCATTCGCCGGCATGACTGCCGCTATCGCGGTGACCTCCAAGGCGTTCGATACCCAGTTCCGCGCCGAGAAAGGCCTGGAGGCGGCTTTCAAGGCATTAGGCAAAGAGGCGGATATTGAGGGCCTCAAGGAGTTGGCGTCTGATCTCCAGAAGGTCACCACGTTTGGGGACGAGGCCACGCTGTCCATCGCCAGTATGTTGGTCCCCATGGGCGCGACGAGTGACACGCTAAAGGCGGTCCTCCCTGGTGTGCAGGATCTCGCTGCCGGCATGGGCATCGATTTGAGGACAGCAGCGCAGGCTGTCGGTAAGACATTGGCAGGCTCGTCCGGTGCACTGAGTCGCTACATCGGCCCGCTTTCCGACGTAAACAAGAAGATCATTGAGAGCGGGACAGAGCAACAGAAACTCGCCGTGATTATGGGCGTGCTCGGCAAGTTCCAGGGCCAAGCTGCCATCGCCGCGTCAACGTCGGCGGGAAAGTTCCAGCAGCTAACGAACACGATGGGCGACACCCTTGAGAAGATCGGTGGCATCATCGACAAGCCGCTAGGCAAGGTGCTCGACGTCGTCAGCGCGGCTGCGACTGCTGTCGATGACGCCTTGAAGAACCTGAATCCGAAAACGAAGGAATGGATCGGTTACCTGGCCATTGGCACGACAGCCGCTCTAGGTGTCGTCGCCGTGCTCGGTGCTCTCACCGCAATGCTACCCGCTCTTATCGGTCTGTTGACCGTCGTAGGAGTGGCATTCCTCAAGGCGTTCTGGCCGGTCACCGCAGCAATCGCCGTCGTGATCGGCGCCATCGCAGGCACCATTCTGGCGACCGGTCTGCTCAAGAAGGCCTGGGACAAGAACCTGTTTGGCATCCGCGACTCGGTGCACCTGGTCGTCAACAGCATCAAGAAAGCCTGGGTGTGGTTGGTCGACAAGCTCGTGGTCGCATGGGACTGGTGGGCGAAAGCTGGTCGCACGGTGCTTCAGAAGGTCGGCGAGTTCTTCGAGAAAACCGTCAATGGCTGGATCAAGATTGGTCGCATGCTCGGCGAGGCGTTGAACATAGATACGCTGGCCAACCTGAAGGACGTGAAGATCGACCTGACGATCGACAAGGCCAAAGAGGCAGGCTTGACGATCGGCGACCTGGTGAAGAACAAAATGCAAGCGGCCGGTGACGCTATCGCCGACGTGTGGAACGAAGGTCTTGACGTATGGAAGACCGCACTCGGCCCATTGTTCGACAAGTTCAAGTCTGCTGTCGACCAGTTGGTGAGTGCTCCGGCGCTGCTTCCGGGAGGCGGAGGCGGAGGCGGAAGCGGAGGCAAGCCCCCTGGGACTGATCCACCTTCCGGGCCGTCCAGTTCCGCGATCGGCACGGCCGCAGCCGACGAAACGGCTATGGCGGTCAGTGCAGTCTCGAGCGGACTGGGTACGTTCGGCAGAGTGATGGAGTCGCTATTCACCAAGGGTCCGATTGCCGCCATCATCGTATTGATCGGTGAGGTCCTGAAACACACAAAGACCTTTGGCAGGATCTTGGCGCGATTCGGTGATGTACTCATCCAACTGGCGACCGCGACGGAACCGTTGCTCGAAGCCATCTTCCCTCTGGTGGACGTGTTCTTCGATTTGGCCAGTGTGTTCATTCAGCTCCTGATCAAGTTCAATCCGTTCATCGCGATTCTTGTGGCCTTGGCTCCAGTGTTCGAGATCTTCGCACGCAACCTCAGCTCAGCGCTCGAAGCAATGGTCAAGGCATTCAATGCGATCATCATAGGCATCGGCGACTTCGTTGGGCACATACCTGTTGTAGGCAAGGAGCTTCGCAAGTTCGTCCGAAAGCTGATGCTGACGCTGTATAGGCCCTCTGAGGCGCCTGGCGCTCAGGATGCTGTATCGAGCACCGCCGACACCTTGGGAGGCCTTGACGACGCAGCCAGCGACCTTGGTGAGACGATGCGGGAGGTCAACGCGGAGTTGTCCAACATCCCAGACGGGTTCAAGGTTGCTGCCGCCCGCTTCAAGGCGATGGATGAGGACCTCGGTGCTGCCGGATTGGGTGGCGGTGCGCTTGGCCAAACGACTGCTACCGCTGGGGTCGGCACAGTGATTGAGAACGTCTACATCCAGTCGATGAATCCCGACGAGGCCTGGGAGCAGCTTCGAGGCGCCGTTGAGCGCAGCAACTTCCTCGCTGGCGGTTCGATCGTGGCGGGCTCTGGTCCGTTGTCAACGGCGGGGAATGGTGCCTGATGTCGATGATCAAAATCAGTGGTCGCACCATCTCCGTGGCAAAGCTCGACGAGGCGCAGCCCGAGGTTGGAAGCCGGAAACAAGCGGTCGACGGCACGATTCTCATCGAGAGGATCGGGCACCTACGAAAGTGGACCGGCAAGACGCCCGCCTTGTCTCCTGACCAGGCAGACGTTGTTCGCAAGCTCGTTCGCGGCGACGGGGATACCTGGCCATTCAGCGCCGACATTTGGTCGTCCAAGGGGCTCAACGATGAAGCCGGGACGCAGTTCACGCTCGAGGGAGACGGCGACGACGACGTTGCGGTGACCAATGCCTATGCCATGGCCGGCTCTGTTTATATCAGCGCGGCCTCGGTCAATTTGTTCTCCGCCAACGTGAGAACTGGAACAGACACCAGCTCAGACACGACGGACTGGGTATCGGTCTCAGGTGCGACTTTGTCATCCGATACAAGCGCCTATTGGCAGGGCTCACGGTCGCTGAAGGTGGTGTCGTTGGGAGCTAACGACGGTGCGGAGACCCCGGCAATCGCCATCTCGGCGTCGACCGCTTACACCTGTAGCTTCTACATCCGCAGTGCGGTCGCAGCGACGCTCTCCGTAGAGCTTGAAGGGGATGTCAGCGGCTCTCTGCTGGACGATACATTCGCCGCCACAACCGAGTGGATGCGCGTTGTCAAGACAGTCGAGACGGCACCCGGTGACTCCGATCTTACCTTGCGGATCTACGACGCAGCCGGAGGCGAGACCTTCTACGTCGACGGAGTACAGATGGAGGAGTTGGACGCCGCCACAGCTTGGGTGAATGGAACCCGCGCTGCCGATGATTCACTGACCTACCCAGCCGCGAAGGTGCGGCCTCTCTTCAAGAACGACTTTACCGTCCAGTGCTGGTTTGCCGTGCACGACAACTCGAGCTTCAGCGGGGCGGATCAGCCATTGTTCGCCGCAACCAACAGCGAGGGCTCGGCGCCGACTGAAGGGATTGAGATCTACGAATCCAGCGGCGAGGTGATCGCTACAGTGTACGGTGGCGACGGCACGCCGGATTTGTCGGTTAGCGACAGCAGTGCGGCATGGAACGATGGTGCGTTTCACTTGGTCACCGTAGTGCTCAAACGGACGCCGGGGACTGGAGAGTTCAACTTGACTCTGTATCTGGACGGCACGTCGGTCGATACAGATAACGGTACTGAGTTCCCTGCCAAGGATGCTGTCTCCATCTTCGAGGTTGGTTCGTGGAGGGACGGGGCGCTGCAAGGCAATTGCAAGATTGAAGATTTGATGGTGCTGCCCTACGCGGCGAATGCTGAGCAGGTCACATACTGGTACGCTCAGAGCGGCGGAGGCGCACCGATGAGCGCACTGCCAAAGGTCTACGTCCAAGGCGACTTCATTCCCGACGACGACCCTCCGCCGTTGGCTGTCGGTCAGGTCGGCTTGGCCGACTACGTCGCCGCAGCCGGATCTGGTAATTATCGCGAGGTCGGCTTCGAGTTAATGGAGGCGGCGCTGACTCCGGTGTCGCCATGAGGACGACCACCGCCGCAGAGGACCATCTGCTCCAGCTACCGGCGCGAGGTCATCGCGTGCGGGTCAAGATCGATCGAGGCGCTGGTGTCTTTGTCGATATGACATCGTTGGAGGGTTACAATTGGGTCACCTCGGTCAAGGTGGCGAACCAGGTCGATAACCCGACCAAGACAGCGCAGGTCCAGCTACATCGGGAGATCGAGCGGCTCAGCCTTGCCACGTTGGTCGACGGTTCCAAGCTCAATGCGGCTGGGACCATTATCGATGTAGCTCGAGCCATCGTCATCGAAGCGGCGACATTGCCGGTTGACGTGCTCCCGGTTGAGGCGGACTGGAAGGAGATCTTTCGCGGAGAGATCGATGAAGTGGACTGGTCAGGCGCTGTATCCTTGACCTGCCGCGACGAAGGCGCCGCACTGATGGATCAGTTCATCCGCACTCAGCGGATCTACGGGTCGACCGGCGGCGAGCTGCTTGAGGATGTGAGCCAAGACATCATCGACGATGCCAATTTTGATCTGGACACCATCGTCGCGAACTACACCTGGAACAACTCGACCACGGTAACGATGTCCGATACCTCGGAGGTGGTTGTCGGCGATTACATCGGATATCTGAACGCTCCGTTCTTCGAGATCTCGGCGATCGTGCCGAACACCAGCGTTACAATCCTGAATCCGGCGAGCCGTACAATCCCAACGGGTAGCGGCGCCAACAACTCTCTGCTCATCCCAGACGCTTCCAAGGTGCTGCTGTATTCGGTGACCGGTGACGCGACAACGCCCTTCAAGGTCGCCGACTCACCAGGCTGGGCGATCAAGTCGTTCAAGTCTGGTCGCAACTATTTGCTCCCGACACTGCGTGGGCTCGCCCAGCAGATCGGGTGGGAATGTGTCTATCGCTGGAACGACAACATCTCGGCGTTCGGGCTCACCCTGTACGAACCGGACCGCGCTGCGGCGACACCAGACTGGACGCACGGGGTTGGGCTCTACAGCGACCCGACGCAGCTTGCGATCAATCGCGCGACCGTAAGGAATTGGGTCGAGGTGACATTCGGAAGGGCTGGTAATCGAGCCACCACGATCAAACAGAATTCAGGGAGTCAGACGAAATACGGGTTTCGGCCGATGATGATCTCTGAGGCAAGTAGCTCGCAGATCGACACCGTGGGAGAGGCGGACGACATGGCACTCGCTGCTCTGACAGACCTGAAGGACCCTGGCGCCATCTTCGCCGTAGTCGTGCCGTTTCTCTGGGCCTGCCAGGTCGGTGATTATCATCGATTCACCGCAGACGAGCGGCGTTTTGACACAGATCAAGATCTAGCGGTCGTTGGCTACGAACACTCGTTTACGGCCAAAGGAGGTGCGACGAAGCTGACCACGAGAGGCAAGCCGAGCGGCGGCGTCAAACGTTGGCTCGAGATCGAAGGCCGACCAGGCATTGCTCCTGCCAATGACCATCAGTCTGACTCTGCCGCCGACAATGTCTCCGTAACGGCAGGGATGGGCACTCTGATCATCACCTACGACGATCCACGCACGATGGACCCCCCAATCGATGACTGGGCAATTACCGAATGCTACGTCAAAGCGGGCTCAGGAACATTCACGCCTGGCGCCGCAACCCTTCGGGACATCGGTAGACGATTGCGTTTCCAGATCGACGGTCTAACGCCGGGAGAGACGTACTCTGTGATTCTTCAGATCTTGGACTCGGCTGGCAATATCGGCGCGTCCACGACCTACATCGCAGAGGCGACTCAACGTGTGGGACCGTACCACGAGAACATCGACGGTCAGCAGGACCTACTCCTTCGGAACAACGACTTCAACATCTGGACCCAAGGCACCGCAGTACCTCCAGACTTCTGGGGCACCGAGGTCGGTGTTTGGGATACGGATATGGAGGAGGCGACCGGCGATGCGTTGACCGGTGGTCACGTGGTGGAGATGTTCCCGACCGCCATCATGGAGCCCGAGCTGCTTTCGGAATTCATTCCGATTGCCGAGACAGAGCTTCTCGACTTCGGCGTGCTGGCCAAGGTGTCGGCGGGCGCAGCGGAGACGCTGACTCTAGCCATCGAGTGGTTCAACTCGGCGCAGGCCTCAATCAGTAGCGACTCCCAGGTGTTCACTCTTGCGACCACCTACACGTTCCATCAGGCGGCGACGGTGCAGGCGCCCGCCAATACGCGGTTCTGCAAGCTGTCGATCACTGCGGACTATTTGGCGTCCTCGACCACGGTCTACGTTGACAGGGCCTCGGTGACACGTGGTTATGTCAACGGCTCGGTCATCGGCCCCGGCATCAATCACACGTTCTCGACCTCCTACTACGTAGCCGAGTGGGGCACCTCCGATGTTGGCGCTGAGGACGTCGGGGTTACTCATATCGACAACGGGACACCTGCCGGAGGGGACTACGACGGGATCCAGATCGACTTCGATGGGATCTATATGTTCAGCGCTCGAAGCCTGGGCGTCATCGACGACAACAACTTCCTACACGAGATCGAGATCCAAATTGATGAGGGAGGCGGTGGGAGTTGGACGACCATCGCAAGCTCCAGTTCACCGTGGACGACTGCCGGCAACTACACAGTGGCGGATGTCGAGTCAGGGTTTCTTCGATTGTATAGAGGCGATGAGCTGCGCGTCCGTATCAAG